TACCAATTTCTGGACCGCACAATCAGTGAGATGTACACTGTTGGCGGATTAGACCTCTTTATCCACAAATATCTTGGTCCAGACACCGGTGGAGAAGATTCGGCATTTTCGGGCAACGCCGACGCCACCCAGCCTGTTTATGACGAGCTCAACCCAATGAACATACAAGATTTGCTGTTGTTAGAAAACAGAGATCGAGTGTATGACGACGATATCTATGTCATGCGTGGTGTTTACAATGCACAAGACATTGACTTTGATTTGAGTCAATTTGGATTGTTTTTAAACAATGATACCTTGTTTATCACGTTCCACTACAACGACATGATTGACACATTTGGGCGCAAACTCATGAGTGGTGATGTGCTGGAAGTTCCAAACTTGCGTGACTATAATCCCTTGAACAAAGATCTAAGTAGATCGTTGCCCAAATATTATGTGGTTCAAGATGCGGCTTATGCAAGTGAAGGTTTCAGTCAAACCTGGTTGCCGCACTTGTGGCGTGTGAAAGCTACACCGTTGACTGACGCACAAGAATACAATTCAATTACAGACAAACCATTTGTGGCTGAGTACATCTGGGATCCGGGTGATTTTTATCCCGCTGGTGCCATTGTAAATTATGGTGACGTGTATTATCGGGCTCGAGTCAACACACCTGCAGGTACGGATATCTCCAACACTGACTACTGGCGTGAGTACACTCCGCCTACCATCAGCGACAAACAAGGCACAAGAGAAAAGGATTATCAACTGAATGATGCCATCCTTGTACAGGCCGATGTGGAAGTGCCAAAATCTGGCTACGACAACAAACCCTTGTATGTTGTGCCCACACTATTGGACGGACAGCCGGCCAATCCCACATCATTGAGCACAGTGGATGGCGACACAGTGGATGGCACACAAGGCGGTATGAATGTTACCCCAGATGGCTTTGGATGGACTTCGGGTTACTTGACTGGCGACGCACACGCACCAAATGGCTTGCCTGTCACAGCCGGTGTCAGCTTCCCACTAGATGCTGTGGCCGGAGACTACGCATTGAGACTGGATTACTTTCCAAATCGCATGTTCCGGTATTCAGGCACACGCTGGTACAAAATTGCCGAAAATGTGAGAACAGATCTCAACAATGGAGCCAACAACAATACTTTACGCTCTAGCTTTGTTAACAATACATACACTGTGCCAACAACAGATCTTGGTAACGTTCCGAGTCGTCAGAGTTTGAGCGACTTGCTTCGACCACGTGCAGACAATGGTGATCAGAGTGGCGGGTTAGCGCCTAAGCCAGCACCTGACACACGACCAGGACAGAAATCGAGTTAACAATGCAACAATTTTTTTACGACGCACAAATACGTCGCTTTCTGCTACAGTTTACCAGAATCTTTTCTGGATTCCAGGTAGAGTACGGTCGAGAATCAGACAACCCCAATGTGGCTGCACTACTGCGTGTGCCCATTCGATACGGCGATGCAAGCCGTCAAGCACAAACTATCATACAAGATAACTCTGCCAACTCCTTGCCATCAACACCCATGATGACTTTTTATATCACTGGACTGGATTATGATCGTCCTAGAATGCAAGAACCATATCATGTGCAACGCACTGTGGTTCGTCAACGCACCTATGATACAGCTACTGAGAGTTATGAAACCACACAAGGTAATGCATTCACAGTTGAAAGACTGATGCCTGTGCCATACAAGCTAACAATTACTCTGGACATTTGGACATCAAATACCAATCAAAAGATGCAGTTGTTGGAACAAATTTTAACCTTGTTCAATCCCAGTTTGGAAATACAAAGCACAGACAACTTCTTGGACTGGACATCACTCAGTGTTGTTGAATTGGAATCAACACAATGGACTTCGAGAACCATTCCCATGAGCACAGAAAATCCCATTGACATTGCCACGCTGAAGTTTAACTTGCCAATCTGGATCAGTCCTCCGGCCAAGGTCAAGAAGCTGGGTGTTATTGAGCGTGTGATTGCAAGCATGTATGATGCCCAAGGCGACTTTGTGGATGCTATCATCAACAACGACCTGTTGTTAGGCACACGAGTGATGATCACACCATGGATGTACAAGCTGGTGGTGATTGAAAACAAGATTCAAGTGTTGTACAATCCCGTGGTAGTGCCCAATGGCAGCTACGAAGATCTAGATCCCACTGCTATTGTGGCAGACTCTCCGTTGTTGTGGCCAGCAGTTATCAATGCATATGGCACACTGCGTCCAGGTATTAGTCAAATACGACTGAACAATCCTCCCAACACAGAAGACACTGCCAATCCCATCATTGGTACCATTGTGATTGACCCCAACGATGACCGGCTGGTGTTGTTTGATGTGGACCAGGATACTGCTCCACAAAACACACTTGATCCTATCACAGCAATTATCAATCCGTTGGCCAGTGCGCCTGGAGACGGCTTGCCTGTACCAGCGGTAGGACAACGTTATTTGTTAACAGAACCAACAGGCAACGTCACAAACTCTGTGAACCCTGAAGCATGGATTGGAGATCTTGGTCAACCCTTGGTTGCTATAGCCAATGACATTATTGAGTGGAATGGCACACGCTGGCGCATTGTGTTTGTGTCTGCTGATGCCACTGCTGTACAGTATGTCACAAACATCACCACAGGCACCCAGTACGAGTGGACTGGCGAAATGTGGATCAAATCATATCAAGGTATCTATCCTGGAGGCACGTGGAGTCTAGTACTGTGAAAGCAGTGGGTGTGTGGTTTCTAAGCCAGGCCACTGGCAGATACCTGTACTTGTTGCGCAACGACTCTAAACATCCTGGATCATGGGGATTGCCTGGCGGCAAGATTGAAACAGGCGAAACCCTGCTGGGTGGTATGGAACGTGAGTGTGTGGAAGAACTTGGCAGTTTTCCTGCTTACACTAGGCTCATGCCACTAGAAAAGTTCACATCAGCAGATGGCATATTTGAATATCACACCTGGGTTTGTGTTGTTGATCAAGAGTTTGTGCCTGTGCTAAACAACGAGCATCTTGGCTATGCCTGGATTGATCAAGGCACTTGGCCTCGCCCCATGCATCCTGGCTTGTGGTCAACTGTGAACTTGGAAAGTATTCAGACCAAACTTGCGTCCATTGAAAATGCTTTCCAGAAAAATTAGAATCTTCCCACAACAACTTCAATAGTCTGAATACTAGCATCGTCAATGTATCCTAGACTCTTGCCAATCACACATCCTGGTTGATATTGTGTACCTATACGCTGAGCCACACCTGGTCGAGTGCTAGATACTAGCACATCGCCTTTGCTTACAGGGCCTTGAACACGGCACGGAACTCGACCAGTTAACGCAACTGGTAGCACATGTTTTCCTTGTTGTCCTGAGTTCATGATATAGCTGGGGTTGGTTGATATAACACCAGCTATTGCTGTACTACCAGGTGCTACTGTTTGTGTAATTTCTTCAACTCCGCCAAAATCTACCACGGTGCCCGGAGGGTAATCTGCGTCAGCAACATACATCTCTGCCAAGTCAGCATACTGTGCTGAGGTGGCTTTGGCAAATACTGTGTTAAAATATGTTGTGCTTGATCCAATGTTGCCAATGCCGTTGCCGTTGCCGTTAACAATATTGCCTCCGGTGATATTACCAGTTGATACCGTTAAACTTGTACCAGTTAATGCGGCACCTGTGACAGCACCAGTAGCGGAAATTGCACCTGCAACAGTTAATCGTGTTGATGGAGCAAGGGAAAAAGTACCAATACCAACGAGACCATCGTTTCTAACTATCATTCCATTATCAATCGCAGTGTACACCTGTAAAGCAGCTTGACTGCCAGACGAACCTGATAAATCTACTCTTAATCCATAAGCCCCTGCTGTGTAATTTTTAAAATCTCCTGTCCAATCAGCAATAGTTTGAACCGTTTGAAATTTAACACTTGGTGAGCTAGTCCCAATACCTACACTGCCGTTTGTAGTTAAGTTACCACCTGTGACAGTACCTGTTGACGAAATTAGTCCAGCGGTGCTTATGTTTCCTCCAGAAACATTACCGGTGACTACCAGACTACTTAACATTCCCACTTGAGTGATGTTTAGTTGACTGCCAGTTTGTATAGTGCCAAACAAATTTACACCTGTGATGTTACCAGCTGCACTAATTTGTCCACCTGTTAGCAAGTTACCGCTTGTGGTATTACCTGTTACTGCTAGTGAAGTCAACGTGCCAACACTAGTAATATTGCCTTGTGCGGCTGTGGTCACTGTACCTGCTGTGGTTGCAGTGCCTGCACTTGTGGCAAAAGTGGCATTGGCTACCGTGCCTGATACATTTGCTCCAGTGATAGTTGTTAACGGGGCGCCATTGCCAACAAATTGAGATGCGTTGACATTTCCAGTTATACTAACACTGGATAAAATACCAACACTAGTAATGTTTGGTTGAGCGGCGGTTGTTACTGTGCCTGCACTACCAGCTGACGTAGCAAATGTTGCATTGGCAACTGTGCCTGTGACATTGGTACCAGTAATTGATGTAAGCAAAGCACCGTTACCTAAAATGTAATTTCCGGTGATGTTACCTGCGGCACTGATTGTGGTGGCATTGATGGTTGAAATTACAGCACCAGTACTGGTAACATTGCCGGCCAAAGATGCTGTGTTTGCAAACACAGTGGACCAGTAATTGGCAGCGCCGCCTAATGCCAGTGTGCCATTGGCTGTGGGCATTACGGCAACATTACTTTGCCAACTTGCTGTGGCATTGCTATATCTCCAGGTGGCAATTGCTGGATTTCCCACATCAATACCAGCACCGTCAACATTGGCACTAGTAGATTGATTATTTGCCAGTGTGATTGATTTGTCGTTGGTAGTAATTGTATTAGAGTTAATGGTAGTGGTGGTACCATTCACAGTTAGATTGCCTGTGATCACCACATCGTTGCCAACTGCAAGATTACCTGTGGTTATGTTTCCTGTGATGTATAATCCATCCACAGCAAATGTGGCAATGTTGGCAGTGCCTGATACAGATACTAATACATTGCTGTTGGCCAACACTCGTATGCCTGAGCTGCCCGAAGACACATTACCAGTATTTGTGATATTTTGTTGGAATGTGAGAGCGGTGGTTCCAACCACAATAGGATTATTTGTGGCCAGCACCCACTGTGTGTCAGCATATATGGTACCATCTGTGACCATTAAGATCATGCCGGCTTCAATTTCGCCAGTGGCATTGGCATCAGTTGATCGAGTCCACGTTCCGTTTGATCCTGTACCCGGAGTTGTTACAACATAGATACCATTTTCGCTGCCAGTTGTTTGACCTGCTACCAACACACGATCGTTGGCAATTAATGTTGCCCCGTCAACTACGTTTGGGGCACTGCCAGACAATGTAACATCTGCAGTCGTTACCACACGCACAGCCTGTTTAAAGTCTATGTCAGATATTTGTTCAGCACGTATTCTAGTTAAACCCATCAATCAATCCAAATTTATTGTAGTATTTAGCCAAAAAAATAGGACTCCAGGAGTCCTACTTTTTGTTACATTATTGACTGCTTAGTTGCGGCCAATTACCACTTCAATTGTGCCTTCTGCACCGTCAAAGTTCTCCAGGGCCTTACCAATAATACTACCTGCACGAGCTGAGTTGTCAACTCGGGCTGCACCGTTGCCGGCTGCTACCATCATGTCGCCTTTGCGTACTGTTCCAACCACTCGACATGGCACACGACCTTGCAATGCTACCATGGCCACGTGTTCTGCAGTCAGTCCAGCATTCATGATGTAACTTGGATTTGTAGACACAACACCTGCCACACGAGTTGAACCTGCTTCAACTGACAATGTGACTTCTTTGTCCCCACCAAACTCCAGCACTGTTCCTGGTGCGTACTCTGCGTCTGATTCGTACTTTTCTGCCAAGTCAGCGTATTGTGCTGAGGTGGCTTTGGCAAACACAGTGTTGAAAAAGACTGTAGAACTACCAATGTTGCCAATGCCGTTGCCGTTGCCGTTAACAATATTGCCTCCAGTGATATTACCAGTGGTCACTGTCAGGCTAGTGCCTGTTATGGCAGCACCAGTGATTGAACCAGTTGCTGATACCAATCCAGCTGTGCGCAAGTTGCCGCCATCAATGTTGCCAGTGATGCTGGCTGTGGTACCTGAATAGTTACCAATAAACGTAGTTGCAATCAAGTTGCCACCACTAACGTTACCAGTTACGCTAACACTTGAGCCAGTCATTACGCCACCAACCACTGACGCTCCTGTTACTGCACCTGTTACGCTAACACTTGATCCAGTAATCACACCGCCTGCAACTGATGCTGCCGTTACACCACCTACTGCACTAATACCAGCACTTGATGTAAACACGTTGGCTGAGCTGTTGTACAACCAGGTGATGAATGGTGAGCCAATTGGGCCAACTTCAATACCACCACCATTGGCTGCGCCACTGTTGATTGCATTGTTGGCATAGTTAACTGTCAAGTCATTTGTGCTGACAACGTTGGAGTTGATAGTAGTTGTAGTACCGTTAACTTGCAAGTTACCGTTGATAACAACCAATCCTGCGTTTCCAATCGTAGCAGGGTCAATTGTAATTGTAGAATCTAAACTGCTGATTAAATTGGTTGCAATTGTGATGTTACCAACGTTGATGTTACCACCAGTTACATTACCAGTTGCGCTGACTTGTCCAGCTGTGCGCAAGTTGCCACCGTCAATGTTACCTGTCAAGCTGGCTGTAGTACCTTGATAGTTACTGAAGATAGTGGTTGCAATCAAGTTACCACCACTGATGTTACCTGTAGTGCTGATATTACCTGTAGCCGCAACACCAACTGTGTTGACGTTACCAGTTGAGCTCAATGTTGAACCGGTAATAGTAGCACCAGTAATTGCACCAGTGGCTGAGATTAATCCACCTGTTAACACATTACCACTTGTGGTGTTACCTGTTACACTCAATGTAGCCAATGTACCAACACCTGTGGCTGTAACACCAGTTAGTGCAGAACCATTACCAAGGAAGAAGCTACCAGATACGTTGCCGCTTGCACTCATTGTGCCTGTAACTGCAACGCCTGTTGTGCTTGCTACCAACACATTGGATGTGCCGCCAACTGTCATGAATGTGTTGCCGTTTGCACCACTGATACCAACTGTAGAAGTGCCTGATACAATAGCATCTACATCTACTGATCCCA